GCTTTAAATGTTATAAAAAAATGGACTATATCTACAAAAGTAAATTTAACTAATCCAAATTGTAATAAAAAAGCATGGATAGGTCAAGCATCTTGTTGTTATCACAGTAATGTACCTGAATATTTAACTAGAATAGCTTGGAGTAAATTATCAGATGAACAAAGATTAGAAGCTGATAATACAGCTTTAAAAGTTATTAATATTTTCAATCAATTAAATGAAAAACAACATAACCAATTATATCTCTTCATGGAAAAATAAAGGATATAAAAATGGAATTCCAGATGAAGCACCTTTAAGATTAGAGCAATTAAATAAAGTTCCAAGTTATAGACAAATCTGTAAATCAATTTTATCAAATGATATTCATTTAGAAAAATTAGGTTTATCAAAACCAAAATGTAAAGCTTATAGTGACATTAAAAAAGCTGAATTAATACAAAGAGGTGTAATTAAAGAAAGTAATCAATTAAAATTAAAATTATGAATGTATACGACGCAACAGAAGAAAGGTTAAAAATAATATTTGAAGATTTTGATAATGTTTTAGTAGCTTTTTCATGTGGTAAAGACTCAGGAGTAATGTTAAATCAAGCATATGATTATGCAGTAAGAAATAATTTAACACATAAATTAGCAGTATATTATGAAGATTATGAGGCTGGATATAAATATACAGATGAATATGCAGAAAGGATGTTTGAATATTTACAGTTAGAAAGAAAGTATTGGTTATGTTTACCTATTTCAGCAGCTTGTTCTGTTTCAATGTATGAGCCAAGATGGATTCCTTGGGATAAGGATAAAAAAGATATTTGGGTTAGAAAAATGCCTAAATATGACTATGTTATTAATGAAGATAATTGTCCTTATGAATTTATAAAAGGTACAAAAGGTTTTGACGCTAGAATACATTTTAGTAAATGGTTTGGTTCTAAATATGGAAAAACAGCTGTATTAATTGGAATACGAGCAGACGAAAGTTTAACAAGAAGAGGTATATTTACTTCACAGCATAGAAAACATATGCATAAAGGTTTAAATTATTCTAAAATTGTAGATAAAAATACTATAAACTTTTATCCAATTTTTGATTGGAAAACAACTGATATTTGGGTAGCTAATTACAAATTTAATTGGGACTACAATAAAATATATGATTTGTATTATTTAGCTGGATTAACAATAGACCAAATGAGGGTAGCTAGTCCTTTTCATTTAAGTGGTCAAGAAAGTTTAAAACTTTACAAAGTTATAGACCCAAACAACTGGGGTAAAATGGTAGGAAGAGTAAACGGATGTAATTTTGGTGGTATATATGGAGGAACTACAGCTATGGGGTGGAGAAACATAACTAAACCAGAGCATTTTACATGGAAACAATATGCTGAATTTTTAATGAATACACTTCCTGATAATGTAAAAAAAAAGTTTAAATATCACTTAGAAAGATTTATTGAAACATGGAAAACTAAAGGTTATGGTAGAAATCCAAGAGTAATAAAACAAATAATTGAAGCTGGTGTTGAAATTGAAAAAACGGGAGAAATAAGTAAGCTATGTAAAAAAGAAGATGTTTACGAGATAATTAAAATAGTAGGAGATTGGCCAGATGAAATAAATATAGAAAATTCAACACCGTTTAGACATTGCCCTAATTGGAAAGCTGTATGTATAACAATAATGAAAAATGATTTTGGTTTAACGTATATGAGTTGTTCTAGAAGTCAGGATAATAATATTTTAAAAACAAAAGGAATGGATAAGTATAAACAATTAAATAATAAATAAAAATGGAAAACAAATTTAAAAGCCCAGTTTACAATGTATTAAGAATACATATTGATAAAATAAGAGCAAACGCTTACAACCCTAATGCTGTAGCACCACCAGAAATGAAGTTATTAGAAACTTCTATTTGGGAAGATGGATATACAATGCCAGTTGTTTGTTACTATTTGCCAGATGAGGATGTTTATGAGATAGTAGATGGTTACCATAGATATACAACTTTAAAAACTTCTAAAAGAATTTTTGATAGAGAAGAAGGATTTTTACCATGTGTAGTTATTGAAAAAGATATAACAAATAGAATGGCTTCTACTATTAGACATAATAGGGCTAGAGGTTCTCATTCAATTGAATTAATGAGTAATATTGTTTCAGACTTATTAAATGCTGGAATGTCAGATGCATGGATAATAAAACATATAGGTATGGACAAAGATGAATTACTTAGACTTAAACAAATAACTGGATTAGCTTCATTATTTGCAGATAAGGAATTTACTAATATGTGGGAAGAAAGATAATGTATTCAGTAACTAAATTAATAAGTTTACTAGATAAACCATTCATTCCTAAGTGGGCAAATAATTTAGGTTTGAATGGTATTAGTTTAGATAAGTATATGAAAGAAAAATCTAAACAAGGTGACAATAAACATGAAGAAGTACAAAATTATTTATTAAATGGAATAGAGTTTGATGGATTTGAAAAAGTTAAATACATAAAAGATACTTTTGAAGTAGTAGGTTGTGAAATAGATATTGATAACGGATTTATTAAAGGTAGAGTTGATTTAATTTTAAAACATTTAGACGATATTTACATAGTAGATTTTAAAAGTAATGATAGAATATACTTATCTACAAAATTACAACTTTCAGCATATTCAGAAATAGTAGGAGCTAATAGAATATTTTACATGAATTTTACAAACTATGAATTAATAGAATTAAATATTGATGTCGATAAATATTACGAGATAATAAAAAGACTGTATCAAATACAGAAATCATTAGATAATTTAAATGAAAGGTTATAAAAAAAGGGAGGCTTTAACACCTCCCTTAAACATTTAAAACACCTAAAAAATTATGAATAAGTAAATATACTAATTAATATTGAATTTCATGTTACGATTACCAGACATTTTAAAAGAAATATGAATCCATTTACCACCATACTCCCAAATTGCTTGGTCGAATTCTAAATTGTCACATATCCATTCATACAACTTCTTATTTTCTTCAATACTTCCAGCTGTCAAATCTATCGCTTCACCTTTAACGTGTTGGCTTTTAAATGCACCCCCCACAGCACTATTCAATTTAGGACTTCTATAGAATGAATTAATTTTAATCGGTTTTCCGTACCATTCACGCAAAGGTTGAAAACATTTCTCAGCAACTAGCTTCATTCTAACAATCGTATCTGCATCAGGAACGTTTTTAATTTTCCTAGCTACTGCAGTGTTTGAATGAGTAGCTTCTTTAAAACTAATATGTTTACTTATATTTTCCATTACTTAATAATTAATAAGGTTAATAATCCAATTCCTGCTAATATTCCTGCTTTTTTCAATCTTCGTTTATCTTTATTTAAAACGTTAACACTATCGTAAAGTTTCTCATTCACTTTGTTTTGATACATCATAATGCTATCAATTTGAGTTATTAAAGTATCCTGCCACTTAATCGTGTAATCTTGTTGTTTAATCAAAGCGTCTTGAAAGGCTATTATTTTGACCGTATCTTTGTTTTCTTTGGCTATTGTTATACTGTCTTTAAAAATGTAAATAGTGTCCTTAAATCGTCTTATTTTAGTCTTAAAAATAGTTGTATCTTTTATTAAAGTATCAATTATAGTTTCATATCTATTGATATATTTGATAGGCTCGTGTAAAGGTCTTTTCTGAAATAGTAAATAAATCAAAATACCAATTAATAAAGCTATAATTATGTTATTTACTTTCATTTTTCTCAACTCTTTTACCGATTGAATCAGTTAACTTACTTCCAAGTGCTACACCTACCATAGTAACAAATACATCGAATCTAAAACCCTCTTTGCATAAATCAAAGAAAACCATAAATACAACTATTAACCAAGCTGAAAACATGGTAAGTGATGTTCTAGACCACTTACCGTTTTTCTTTAATGTATCTTCAATTATTTGTTTCATCTTTTAACCTCTTGAAGTAGTTTAACAAATGCTTCAGCTTGTGATGTCATAGTACGTTCAGCGTGTCTAATTGCTTTTGTTAACTCTTCAAATTTACCGTTAAATTGTTCAAACTTCAACTCCATTATACGCTCTAAATTAGCTATCTCGCTAGGCATCTTCTCATCTAATCTCTCCACCTTACCCTCCAATTTAACTACCTTATCGTGCAAATCTTCGCTTTTCTTTTCGCTTTCTATGAACTTATTATGCAAGTCCTTAAAGAAGTATCTTACAACTCCAAAAAGTACCGTTATAAGTGCTACGAATATGTAGTTAGGTGCTTCCATTATTCTATTATTTCAGTCCAATTAGCACCCTCGCAAATGACTAGCATTTCTTCATGTGTATATGTGTTAAATGTTTCACCCTCAACAATAAATAATTGCCCATCTAATGAACGTCTTACTGTTTCACTTGTTGAAAATCCACTACAAAGCGAAAAATCAAATGTATCTATTTCTGAAATTGGTCTTATATCGTATGCCATAATTTATGAATATTGTAAGCCTGAGCCTGAGTTATACAATTCTGTTACTTCTGTAGATGTTAATTCTCTATTCCATGCACTTAACTCGTCAATTTTTCCATTAAAAAAACTCAAAGTTCTATTGTAAGAACCTATTTGAGTGGTGCAAGTTCCTGTTCCGTCTATCCAAGTTCTACCTGTAAATGTATTTATCGCTACTCCGTTTAAGTAAAATATAAAAGTACCTGCACCATTGTATGTAACACTAACATGATTCCAAGTATTATATGGCAATGTTGTTGTTGTTTGTATTAAGACATTGCCTCCTCTGTAAGAAACAGCTAAGTAACCAGCGTATATCATGAACATCGTACCCATTCCAGAATTTCCATTTTGAATAATCACATTATTACCCATATATCCAGTTATATAAATCCATGCACTATAAGAATGTGCCGAAGCAGGAGCTGAAAATGAACTCCCAAAAGTTGGTGAAATGCTTACATAATCGTTAACACCATCAAAACTAAACCCATTATTAATTTTACCAACTGCATAAGTAGCACCGTTTGTTAAAGTACCGTTGTAAGTACCTAAAGCATCGTTTGGCGTGTTGTCTGCTGTGTAGTAAGCTAGTAATCCCTCCCAAAGAGTGTTAGCACCACCACCACCACCAAACATTTTATTGTTAGGTCTAAATCCGTAACCGTACATCTTAACCGATAATTAAAGCTACTGACCCACTAACTAAATCAACTCCACTGAATTGAACACCGTTTAAAGGTCTTATGTATGCACCAGCTTTCACAGCAGTAGCAGGAGTTGATATATAACTAGCTTTAACATCAGAACCAGCCACTTTAATTGCGTTAAATACTGTATCTTCTAATACAAATATCCCGTCTATTGCTCTTGTAACTTCGGTTGCATCATTAACAATGTACACACCTTTGTTTGCTACTAATTTGTCTAAATTTGGTAAACTCATTTTTTTTGTTTTTATAAAGTTATTATTCTGTAATTTATGTATAAATCTATTGTGCTATCTCCTACTGTTGAATCATCATTACCATCTACTAATATCGGTTGATTATCTACAAGTTCATTTGGCGCACCCCCTATTTTATCTAAAGTTTGAATTGTTGATGATGTTCTATTTAAAATGTTATTAGCAGTTTCAAATTGTCTAGCAGCAGCAGTTAATGTGTAAAGTGATAAGCCATAACCAAAAGACGCATCGAAAGTAACAGTTCCGTAATTAAATTTTAAAAAAGCACTAATAATCTCAATAACCTTACCAGCACCAGGTGCAGGTATAACACTAATTGGAATAGTGCTAATAGTCTTAATTTGAGCAGCAGTTAAACTAACCTTAGTGTTTAATATAAAACTCTCCCCATCAATGCTTTTAGTGTCATACGTTGCACCGTTCCACTCACTTACATTTAGTAAATCTAATTTCTGTAAATTTGTAGTCTTAGATGTTAACTCACTTATTTTCTTTACTGCCATCTATCTTACTTAAATATATTTCTAACTTCTTTACGTTTTCTTCTTTTACTTTGTATTTCTTTTGCTTCATAAATACCAATTTGTTATTTGACCGTTACCATGATTAGGGTATATGTCGTTATTACTATTACTTGTATATTCTGGGAATGAACTTTGATTGTAAACCATGTAATCAACAAATCTTTGAGAATAGTTTTCTGCTAAACTTCTACTTTTTTGAATTAAAAAATCTACTTCGTTTTTATCAACTGTTTCAGCATTTTCAGAAGTGCTTTTATACATTCCTTTATTAGTTACGTTGTAAGCTGCAAACGGTAAGTATTCAACCATTGCCCAATGAATAAGCATCGGTTTAATATACGTTTCTAAAAGTGTTAAATAAGCACCCGTTAACGTTCCTGCTACTATATCAGTTTTAATTTTCTCTAGTAAATCAGTTCCGATAAATGACTGTATATGAATGTCTTGAGCGATTTTTACGAATTGTAATAGCTTGTCACTATCGAGGTTACCATCTACAAAAGTAAATCGTTTTAAATCTATTGGTTTTATAAGTAATGCTTCAGCCATTATTTAACGTCTTTTGGTAAGTTTTTGTTATTAGGACTAAATCCTTTCAATGGTAAGTTTTTTGGGTAAATAGAAACTTCAAAAGGGTTTGTCACTTTAAATCCTTTTATTTCTGCTGCTCTCGTTCCTATCTCTTTAAATTCGTTTGAATCTTGATTAATGTCTAGCATCATTGTAACCCTTTGGAATTTATGGGAGCATCGTGCGCCCCCCTTATATTTGAACACATCGTATGTATCGGCACCGAACTCACCCAAACCAGGATTGACTGGTTGTGAACTCATACCACCTAATGAAGTAGGATAATTTGTTCCGACTATATCTTCTTTACGATATAATTTGTTAGCATTCATCATAGCTTTACAAAAACCACGTTCTGGAGTTTTATTGCCCGTATATTTATATCTTACTTTAAAGAATTTATCTTTAACTAATTTATCTTGTGAACTTCTAGCAGTAGGTCTAGCAGTACCCGTAGAAACGAAATTAACAACTTTAGATAGTAAACTTTCTTTATTTACTTTAGTTTCAAATTCTTTATTCATTTCAGCTAAATGATTATCTAACGTTTCCTCATCTTCTAACTCAACATCTCTTTCATCTAATACTATCCAACCATCTTGTTGCATTGGTTCGCCCAAATCGGCTAAAAACGTATCTAAATCGAATTGACTAGACATTTCAACATCGTTTTGATTATCATCTTTTACACCTCTTTCATCAAACTCTAAAGGCTTTAAAGTCTGGAAGTATAAGTTAAGACTAATACCATTATAAGCTAGTATCTTATCAAAAGCATCGCATAAATTTTCTTGCATTGGTCTAATTACCATGTTATCAAATAACACAAAACTATTTTTTAATTCGTCTGCATTAGATGAAAATCCATTATTTGAAGCAATACCAAAAAGTAAAGGACTTGTAACGTTATGACCTAACATAATTTTACGCAAACATTCCTCACTTAAATATTGGTAATGTTCTGGTGCATCATTTAAAGGAATGTCATCAATCGTTGTAGCTGCTTCTTTATTGTCGTTAAATGATACAATTAACTTTGCACCTTTAGAACCCGTTAATTTATTTGTAACACTTCTATAAATCTCAGCTTGTTGTTCTGGAGTTCCAAAACCATTATTGAAGTTGATTAGCTTTTGAGCAGAAAAACCCGTTTGTACTAAATTAATTAAATAGTCGCTAACTTCTTCTTCTAATACTGCATAAGGCAAAGCACCCATGTAATCAACGTTAGCAAAATACTTCATACCTACTGAGTAAGGTTGTACATAAAGAATCTCAACGTCTTTAGAACCAAAACCAAAAGCATCTAATCGTTTAGGTACATACGTTTTAATGTCGCTCCAATCATCACTATAATAATAAGCTTCAATTTCACCATCTTTATTACATTTCTCAGGTCGTAAAAGATGAACAGGTATATGAAACACTTTCTTTACTGTTTTTCTGTCCTTAGAATAATGAACTTGCATAGCACATTGACCGAGCATTTTAAGTTCTAAAACTAATTTACGCACATCGTCTTTACCAAACATAGACATAAACTGAGCATACTCGTTTGGTTTTCTATTACCATCTAATGCACCTACACCATAACCATAAACTAACCTTGAAATATTGTTAATTATAGCGTTGTTTGTTGTAGAATTACGGTATCTATTTATAAGAAATTCAAAGTAATTGTTTTCATCACCATAGTTTACCCACTCATTACGTTTATCTTCTTTAATTTCGGGTGAAGTATAGCTAGATAATTCTACTATTTTAATATTGTCGTTCATCATAGTGTTATATAATCGTTATTACTAGACTTATTAACGTAAACATTATCGTTAATTGAGTAGTTTGTTTGATTAGTACAGAAAATTCTATTGTAATGTTTAATAGTGCTAGTTGTACTTGCACCATCTAATTCTAAAACATCGTTTGATTCTGTTAGTATTTCGTTATAGCTTTCATCTTGTAAAGTGTTTAAAGTACCACCTTGTTGAATTTTGAAAGTATAAAAAGTATTTTCTTCTAAATTGAATATAGCATTAATAGTAGTATAGTAACTATCAACAGAATAACTTGTAATAGTTATGTAGCTTATTTCTTTTGTAGTTTCGTTAGTAAGTTGTATAACATCGCTATTAGTTACAGCACTTCTAACTGTAATCTTTAAACTTTGTGAACTTGTACTT